CAGTAGCTCTACCTAAGTTAAATCCAGATTCCTGCTCTAATCTATTTACAGGAACATTTAAACTTCTATATAGTTTCTTTTGGAAGTATAAGATGTCTTCAATTTGTCCGAGGTTTTCCCCTCCTGGTAATGTTGAGATTTCTGTACCTCTACCACCTTCTCTACGCGGTAAGAAGAAATCTTCAAGCATGGACATATGTTTCTTATCATCTTTAATATCTCCAGTTTTAGCGTCATATACTAATTTGTTTCTATATTGATTCATAATATTTTTTAGATATTCTTCAGCCTTACCTTTTGGTAAGTTACCTACATCAATATAAAATATTCTGCGCTCTGGTGCTCTTGATATTCTATAAATAACAAGTGCATCTTCCATCATTCTTAACTGGTTAGTAGGTTTAATTGCTTTATGCATATAAGAAAGTATTCTCTTTCTAGCAGGATCTAATACACCTGAAGTACAATATGCAATTGCATCGGGATAAATTTTTAATCCTTGGTTTGCAGCATTCATTGTTTTATCTTGATATAAGAAGTATTCATCTACCTTCTTAATCAACTTTGCTCCAGTCTTAGGATCAGTTTCTTCTTGAACCTCTTTAATTTTTCTTAATTTAACAGGGTCAATATATCGTAATTCTTTAATACCTTGTTTAGGTTGTTCATTATTAATAATAATATGATATGGTAATCTTCCATCAACATACCACTTTCTGAATATATCATGCGCATATTGATTAAAGTTTAAAAGTTTTAATACGTTATCAAATTCATGTTTTACAGTTTCTTTAAGCTTATCTGATATTTCTAATTCGTCTAATACTAAATTAATAGGAGCTTCGTCATGATCTCCTACAATTGATTCATTGACAATATCTTCGATTGCAGCATCACATTCAGGCTGTGAAGATACGTCTCTGTATTTAAGGATGAGATCAATATCAGTCTTTGCTTTATCTCCATCCATATCGATGTAAGCACCAAAGTGCCCGCCAGCTTGTATAACGCCAGCGCCATCATCATTATCTGTTTGCGCGACAAAAGAAGGCCTTACAGGTTCCTTCCCTTTTCGTGTTATTTCAAATCCAAAAAATTCTGCCATAATTACCTCATATTATTGGGGAGGTTTCCCTCCCCTCTAATATTATTTATAAACCTACGAAGTAGTATCTGATTCCCAATATTGTACTTGGAATTCAACTGTGAACTCTTCGATAGTGTTCTCAGAGTCATAACTGACTTCAATCTCAGAAATATTTGTAGGGAATACTCCTCTAAAATCATATTTCTTTGTAACTTCTCCAGCTTTATTCAATTGTTCAACAATTGCGTCTGCTTGATAATCACTTGGATTTGAAAGTCCTGTATTTTCGTTATGACTGTTGATGCCGTTCATCCAACGTTCCATTGCATTTCGAACTTCGAAACCAACATCGTTAATCACAGTAATTGTCCAAGGATCAAATGTTCTGTCTCCAGCTATTTGCAATTGTCTACCTCTGAAAAGAACAGGGATAGGTGCAATCACTGATGAAGGCATTTGAGCTGTTTTACACATAAATGATGTAAGTTCTACATCACCTGCTGCGTAACTCGGATAATTCATAGTTACTTTAAATAGGTTGGAACGAGCGCCACCGCCTACTAGTTTAGATTTAAAATCATCTACTCCTAAAATTGCCATGTGTTATTCCTCCCTTAACTACCTGCGATCTCGGAGAATTCTACTCCGGTTCGGGTTGCTATAAAGTTCAATGTAATGAAGTTAATAGATCTTGCTGGCTTAATGAAAAGATCAGCTACAAATCTATTTGCGTCGATTACTTGACCTGTGTTATTTGTTTCGTCACAAATTACTCTGAAATCAGTAAGTCCTCTTCGGCCTTTGACATCCCTTAGGAATGGCTCGACCAGATTTCTAAACTGAGCTCTTGTAAATTCGTCGTTAAATTCAAATAGTTGAGCTTTTGCTGCTGTACTAATTGCTTTTTCTAATACAATGAATAGTCTACGAACATTAATTCTATCGAATGCTGAAGGTCTACTTAATAAAGTTTTGTCACCAAAAAGTATTGTTCCCTGACCTGGGAATGATACTAATGGGTTAACTCTTGCTTTATAAAGAGTATCTCTATCAGCTTTCTTAGGATTGAATGCTAATTTTGTTACGCCTAGAAGTTGTCCTCTGTTAACTCCAGCTGGTGAGAACCATGCATCTGCAACATTATCTGCATTTGCACAAAGTCCTGCGTGATGTCCAGCAGCTCCAATATAACGATATACATCATTATATTTGTCATATACGTAAAGAGCTGAAGAATCAACTGCAGCATATGATGTTGAAGTTAAACCATCAGCAAATGCTTTAACATCTGCAGCTGGTGTTGAAGAACCTACTGTATCTTCAATTGGAGGTGATACAAAAGCCATACAATCTTTTCTTGCTATAGCAATAGAGATTATATCTTCTGCAATTGTTTCAGCTCCATTTGCATCAGGAGCAGCAAAAAGAAGACTTACATCTTCAGTTTCTGCATCTTCTAATAGGTCGTAAGCTAATGCGATTTCGCCTGTTGTTGGTGCGTTATCATCTGTTCCACCTGCAAGTGAAGCATCGATAGCAGCAGTGTTTGTAGTAAACGAAGTATTGTCCGCAATATTTTCTCCAGCATCAGAAAGTGAAGTGTCATGATCAGACCACCAAATCCATTCAGACTGTGAATTAATCACATCCTTATAATAATTTGATGTTCCATCAGATTTCTTAGCATCTGCAGCTTGTGATACAAATGCAAATGTTTCTAATACTGTATTAGGTGTTCCAGAAATAACTCCATCCTCATCGATGACTGCAATATGCATTTCATCGTTTGCGGTTGTTTTACCAAGATCAGCAGCATAATCTGATGTTCCTGGTGCAGCATCAAAACTACCTGAGTATGCCCAACCTGAAAAGTCAGATATACCTTGAGTAATTAAAGATACTTTTAAGCTATTACCGATAACGCCCGGATATTTTGCGACCCAATTACCAACACTTAGACTTCCGTCAGCATAGTTATCGTCGTAGTCATCATCGTTTTTGATGAGTTGTCCGTTACCATCAGCAGTCGCGTTAACGTGACCACTAGCAGCTCGAACTACTTTCAGTGCGTTTCCATACTTTAAGAATGACGCAGCTACGAGAAAGTATTTAAAGGTATTATTGTCTGGCGCGCCAAATTTTTCAGCTAATTCTGATTCAGAACTTACTGAAATAACTTTACTTACCGGACCCCAGTTGAATGAGCCCGCAAAACCACCAATTGATGATGATACTGCTGGAACTACACCCGTTGCATCGATTTCCTTTATCTCGACGCCTGGTGATACTTGAAATGCCATCGCTTTGTCCTCTATGTTATTGAGTTAGTTAATAAGTTACACATAATACGAATCTTCAATACTATTATTTATAAATATAAGTATCTCATCAATTGATAGGATTAGTTACTACATATCTTCTTTGCGGATTAACCATAACATGCGCTCTAGTCATAAAATCTCGGTCAAATAGTATTGGGGTTTTATCCCCTCTATCATCCAGAGTGAATTCTGTTTCGTAATTAGTACCTAGAAAATCTACATCTAGTTTTATTAATATTCTTGTTTCTTCGTAGTTTCTTAATCCACCCACTTTTATTGTTTTCTTACCAAGAATATCACTTGTAATTGTTTTACCATCTAAACTCCAGGTAACTTTTTTGCCTTTAACTTTTATGGTATCAGCATGAATAACTGAACTACCAGAATTACCTGTATCAAATTTAGCTATAAGAGGACCAAATGGTTTAACAGTTACAATTTCACGATAACCACACATACCAGGTACTTTTACCCAATTCTCTTTATCGCTAAAGAATTCTAATATTTCTTTACTAATATTCTTACCAGAAGCTTCTTCCATACCTTCAGTTCCTGGTGATGAATTAACTTCAATAACCCAGGGTGGTTCTGTTTCTCTATTTTTACTTGGTATGAAATCAACACCAGTCCATACACCATTTACTGCTTTAGCTGCTTTTAAACATTCTTCTACTTCTAGTTCTGTTAATTCTAGCATTTCTGGTTTTGAACCCTGGGATACATTTGATCTAAAATCTCCTTCAATTACAGGCCTTTTCATACTTCCTAGAATTTTACCACCTAATACTAATACCCTAGCGTCCCATTCTGTTTTAATATATTCTTGTAATAATAAGTCAGCGTCTTCATCCTGCTTATGTATTAGTTGAACTACACTATCTAATGCTTTAGCCGACTCGACGAATAAAACCCCCACACCTTTACTTCCTCTTAGGGTTTTAAGTATAATAGGATATTTTGTATCTAAATTTTCAAAAGCCTGTTCAGAATTTTTAGGGTCATTTATTAAATGTGTTTTAGGTTGTCTGATACCATAATCAGCTAGTCTTAATGATGTTCTATATTTATCAGCACACATGCTAATTGTATCTCTACTATTAATAACGCAAACACTATGTTTTTCTAATAGTGAAATCATATCCATCCAACTATCTTTTCTAGTTACTGAACCACGAATTATCGCTATTGTATCTTTACCAGATACTTTAAATCCTTTCTCATCGTCTTTGTTATGAAATTTTAAACCCCCATCTTCGTGAGTGGTATATCCACCAGTTAGTTTAAAAACATAATGTTTCCAACCTAGTTTTTCAGCTTCTTCTTTTAGTCTACGAGCAGTTTGGAATACAAAACTCTTTCCAGAGTCAATCCCACACTTTGGGAGGCCGAAGTGGGTGGATCACTTGAGATCAGGAGTTCTAGACCAGCGTGGCCAACATGG